GGCTAGAGGATGTTAAAGAAGTTCCCGGTGTACTGGGAGCAACGCCTCGCTGGATAGATGAAGTTGCTTATAACACTGGCCAGACCAGACCTGTTGCCCGTGAGCCTCTTGGCTCTACTCCGAGATGGAGAGGAGAAGATGTTCCAGAGCCGGAATCACCTAACGTACTCTGGCGTGAAGGAGCTGGGCAGGCAGATGAGGTTCCAACACCATCAGTAGATGTAGAGATTCCTGCACGACAAGGTAGTTTTGAATTACAAACTCCTGAAGAAATAAGAGATGCAACAGGAAGACTTACTACTAGGTTATGGGGTGAGCAACCATCTGCAGCACAACGAGCGGCAGAAAAGACAGGTGAGACGGTAGCTGAAACAGGAAGAAAGGCATGGACGGGTACAGGAGTCCAACCATCGGATGTGGGTGCAGAGATTTTACCGTTTAGAGAACAGGTAGGGGGTGCGCTCTCACGTGGGTTTGGTAAAGCGGTTGATGCTATATTGGGTGGCCCTGGCTTTAGGATTGAAGATAAGCTTGCAGACAGGGCTGGTGAGATTCAATATTCATGGGTAGGGCGATTTGGTGATGACAATCAGAAACTTGTAACTCTTGCTTTAAGAGACACTATTAAATCAGCAAGAAAATTCCGTGCATCAGAAATAGAGAAAACACAGGCAGCGGAAAGGTCAAAGCGTGTAGGTGAAGGTCTTGCTGCTGCTTCAAGAACACGTGGGAGAGAGGAAGCATACGCAGCTTTTCTGTCAAGGCAGGAAGGGCCAATTCCTGCTTCAAGAATTAATGTTGAGGACTTACGTGAAGGGCTTGGAGAGGAAGGTATTGAAAATGTTCTTAATATGGTATCAAGAGCTGGTGCTATTGAAGGGGACACGGCAGGCAGGCTTACTCCTAATGAACAAATACTTAGTCCGTTTGAAGGGGCTAATGCTTATAATGCAATAAAGGAATTGCTTGAACACGGGGTTGTTCCAACCCACAGTGATATGACGTTACTTGAAAGAGTGTTTGGTGATGGGATTGCTGATGAACTAATAAAAAGCAGAGTAGGCACAATAAGCAGGTCTGGGTTTACTCCACGTGAATTAATTCTTGATGTTATTAATATGCCACGTGCAAACATCTCATCTTTTGATGTGTCGTTCTTATTAAGACAGGGTGGAATGATGTTGCCTGGACAGGCAAAAGAAGCAACTGCGGCAGCCGAGATAGCCATAAAAGCTATTGCTCCCGGAGGAGAGGGGGTAGCAAGAGCAACGCAACAGGTAATGATGGAGGCTGATAACGGTAAGTTATGGGATAAGTATGTGAGTAGAGGGGGGTTATTTATACATGGTGTGGGTCGTACTGGAAGTTTAGTAGCAAGAGAGGAAGCTTTTCTCTCCTCGTTGGCAAGTAAGGCTTTCCCGTGGGTCAGAGCATCTGAGCGTGGATATGCTACATTCCTGAGTAAGCTGCGGTGGGATGTGTTGGATGACATGGTGAAGAAGTATGAGGCAACTCTTGGAAGAGAATTAGACGTTAGTAATGCTGATGACTTAGAGATTATTAAGGGAATGTCATCTTACATAAACTACTCAACGGGTCGAGGCCCAATGTTCGAGAAGGGTTTTGAGACTATTAGTGCAATAATGAATGCAATGCTGTTCTCTCCAAGATTGTTTACGTCCAGGCTTGCTGCGCCTGTACAGGCTATCAGGCAGATGACAGGTATACGTCCGATAGCAGGTGGACGGGCAGTTTTTGAAGGACGTCCAGTTAATGAAATTATTGCAGAACTCTATCCACGGGCTGTACAGGGAGATGAAGCGGCAAGAAATGCCTACAAGCAGATGAGCCGAACTGTTACAAAACAGATGGCAGCATGGTTTGGAACAGGTATGACAATTATGGCTCTTGCTAAAGGAGCAGAGGCATCAGGAGCGCCAATTGAAGTAGGTACAGACTGGCGGTCATCTGACTTTGGAAAGGTAAAGATTGGAAAGACACGTGTTGATATATGGTCTGGATATACCCAGATAGCAAGGGCTATAGGACAACTCAAGGAAGGGGAAAGTAAGTCAGCACAGACAGGACAGGTCAGACCAGTATCTCCAATAGATGTCCTATTTGCTTTTACCAGGTCTAAGTTTGCACCATCAGTAGGAATAGTAAGTGATTACAATGTATTTGGTTTACCCGGAATGGGAGAGAGATGGGGTAAGGGTACAGGGTTCTTTGGTGAGGATAGAGATATTTTAGAAGATGCGAAAAGGTTACCTATACGGTTTAGTAACAATATTCCTATGTTGGATGAACAGAGTTTCTGGACACAGTTTATGGGACCGCTTGTGTTGCGTGACCTTGGTGATGCCATAGATGAATACATGCAACCTACATTGCCAAACGAGGTATTAAATAAAGTAGATGAGACAGGCAAGGAACCACCTGGGCTTGTCAGGCAGTGGGCAGAAAACGTAGGGAATATGGCGGCTATTACTCCCGGACTAGGTATTGCTCCCGGTTTATCTGAAGGGGCTGGGGCAGTAGTTAAAGGGTTGGGAGTTGGAGCGGCAGCAGCGACAGGTTTAGGTGTTACTACTTATACAACCAAAGATGAAATGGCACAGGAGTTTACCAAGGGTTTACCCGGCGGACCTTATAAGTATTTACAGCTACAGCCATTTGAACAGGATATGGTAGATGAAATGGCAGAAGCCCGTGAGGCTGAGTCTGGGGTTACACGTACACAGGGGATAGGGCCAAGGCTTGATGCAAGTGAAGCTAACGAATTACAGCAATATGAAAGCCTTGCCTCTAGAGTTGATGATATGACTGTCAGGGATGTACGTAATGAATACTATGACATTAAGAACAGATTTCGTATCAGACGTAACCAGATGCTTGAGGATGAGTTTGGAGCGAGGGACGAAGAGGAGTTACAGCGGTTACGTGAGGAGGGGATGGGGCCGGTACGGCAGTTGGTTGAGGAGTTATATACCTTACAACGTAAAGCAGAAACTCGTAAGGGAGATGACCTTAACTATGAAGAATATGAATCAATATTAAATAACTGGGAAACCAGGATGACCCAACCAGGTTATCCGTTAGGTGACGCGGCAGTAATAATGGTAAGGATGAATGCACATCGTACAGATTTACCATCTGTATTATTACAGAGACTGTCTCCACGTTCACGGTCACGTTATAACGTGGCACGACAGTTAAGGGAACGATACAGGCGTGGAGAACTACGAAATGAATTGTACGGACAATAGTGATTGTGTATACTCAAATGGAATGGAGGTAACTTATGGTAACTGAAAGAGCGGATATGCCAGAACAGGGAGATACTCCTGCTGTAGAGACACAGGGTATTACGGACCTGACCCCACAGGGACAGGATTCACCTAATTTCGGTGTAGTGGACGATGCTCCCGTAGAACAAACAGCTACTCCTGTAGCAGATGACAGTGGGACACAGGTTCCTGTAGAAGGACAGGCTTCGCCTGTTCCAACAGAACAACCTGTGAATCAGGAACAGGCGAAGACAGAGCCGTCTGGACAGATTCCCCCACAGGACTTTACTCAATTAAAAGATGAAGTCAGAAAGCAAGAGGAACAGCTACAGTACTACAAGCAGTTGGAACAACGTGCCACGATACAGAACGAGGCGCAACAGTACCAACAACAGTTACAACAACAGGGTTACTTGCCAGAACAGGCGCAACAAATGGCACAGCAACGGGCTGCTCGTGCTACTGAATCGTTGCAAATGGAACAGCAGGCTGAAAATTATAGAATGTTTCGGGAAGGGCAGAGAAATGCTGCCGTTCACTATGCTAAAGAATATCAGTTGGGAATTGATGACCTTGCGGCTCTTGAAAAGTTTAGTACTCCACAAGAGATGGAAAAGGAAGCTGCAGATATAGCTAAGTACCGTGGTTTAGCAGCAGAGAATGCACGACTAAAACAACAACAGGTACCATCACAGCAGTTAGACAATAACCAACCATCGCCGTCTGCAACTGGAAACGAAGACCAGTTACTGGACAGGTATATAGGTGGTGACCGAAGTCCTGAAGCAGTATCAGCCGCTCAAAGATTATTGAATTTATCATAACTCTAACAGGGGGTTGAGATGGCGCAGACAGCTACAACAGGGAATCTTGAGAATGCGCAACGCATTATCATAGCTTCCGCAAGATATACAGAGGAGCATAACGCTCCTGCGTTGGCGCTTATAGAATCATTCACCCTGCCACGGGGAGCCAAACAGGTAACGGTTCCAAAGGTAGGGCAGATGTCTATGAGTGACCTCGTTGACGGTCAAGATATAGTTGACGAGGAAGAGATAGGAATGACTACGGTAGACCTTACGGCAGCAGAGGTAGGGGCCAAGGTTATTCTTACTGACAAACTTGTCAGGCAATCAGCACCAAATGTTATGTCCATAGTAGGACGGCAGCTTGGTGATGGTATGGCACGAAAGAAAGATACAGATGTACATGCTTTATATTCTGGTCTGAATGGTGGAACAACACTTGGTGCTGCGGGCGGAGCAGTAACACTGGCTAAGATTGCTGGTGCAATTGCTTATTCTAAAGCTAACAAGTTTGGTTCTCAGGTATATATACTTCAGCATCCTAATGCGGTATACCAGATTGCTGCTACTGCTGTAACAGCATCTACTACATATCCTGTACCAAAGGGATGGACAGAAGATTTGCTTGGTGATTTCTTTAGTGGATTACGACCACTAAATGGAGTTCCAATATTTGAAGATGGAAACCTTTCAGTGGATAGCAGTGACGATGCTATTGGTGTTATAGCCGATAAGTCCGCACTTGCTGTACTGAAGTCTGTAGATACCAGGACTGAGAGGCAAAGAGACGCTTCTCTCAGGGCTACAGAACTTGTCATAACCAGCGACTATGGGGTATTTGAATTAGATGACAGCAGAGGAGCGCCGCTTACTTACGATGCTTCTGCACCTGCAACAAGCTAGTCTAGACAAGAAAACTTATGGGGGATAAATGGTTAATTTAAGCGACAGGCAGAGAACAAGGAACGAGCTGGTATCTATAGGGTATTCTTGGGACTACATTGATGAGTGGCAACCCAAGACAACACTGTACCGCCATGCTCCTGGTCTGAATGTTGACGGAAATGAGGTTTTCCCGATTGGTTCATCCGTAGAAGGTGTACCGGGAAGTCCTGATTATGTATTAAAGAAAGCCAGGATAGGAATGTTCCCATCCCCCCCTAGTGATACCTGTACATGCAGATGGTGTACAGGAAGAAATATGGAAAAGCAGAAAGCTGAAGAGGTAGCGGAAGAGTACCGTTGTGATGAACAGGATTGTAATTTCTTTGCAGTCAGTGAATCACATTCAGGGAAACTCTCAAGTCTCAGAATGCATAAGCGGAGCGTTCACAAATAAGTATTTACTGTAACTGTAACGATTGACCGTGGTTACGGTAGATGATTATATATAACGGTTGGTCGCAGGGCTTAGAACCTGTAATAAGTAACCTTTAAGGAGGTTTAGATATGGCATATCCAACATCTATAAATTTAAAGCCGGGAATGGAGAAGGTGGAAACTTCTAGTCAAAAGCATAAGCTGGGTACTAGGGCTACTACTCCTGATGGACGAGTCTTTTACTATGCTGAGAATAGCGGTACTGCAATTACTACTGGTGGGCAGATAGTAGACGGTATTGCTGCTGTTGGAGCGCATGATATGGACTTGGCATTTACTGCTACATCTGCCGGGGCAACTTCTGCTACTAGCGGGACTTCTCTGACTGTTACAAAAAACCAGTATAAAGATGGGTATGTTTACATCAATGATGGCCCTGGACAGGGTGAGATATACCAAGTTAAATCTAATACAGCAGTGTCCGGTGCAACTGGTCTATCTATTACTATTGATGAAGAAGATGGATTTGCAACTGCATTAACTACAGCTTCTATGTTTGGTCTTATGTACAATCCTTATAAGGATGTAAAGATTGTTGATGGTAACGGTACTATGACAACTGGTGTTATTGGGGTAACTACCACTGCTATGACAGCAGATTACTTTGGGTGGGTACAGACTTCTGGCCCTGCTGCAGTTCTTATCGGGGCGCAGGTTGCTATAGTTGGAGATGGTATCGCTAGGTCACAACAAGACGAAGACGGTACAGTAGAACGAACTGATTACTCAGATGACTCTGACCTTGTGAACCTTGGTGTTGCAATGGGTATACCTGCTGTAGCAACAGACTATCAATGGGTAATGTTAAACATTAGGAACTAATGACACTGAATCCGCAGGAACTAGACTTATGGGTCCCGGAGGGAGTAACGCATAGCGCTACTCACGTAGTGGGGCGTAATGCTGAAACTGGTGAACCGATATACGAGTACACATTTAAGGTACACGATGAGGTGACTGGTAGAAGTCATAAGTTCCAGGTTCTTGCGGATGATACTACCTCCGCGGCTCACGTTGAGGAGATGGTAGGGAATGCAATGGAGAGTTGGCTTGTTGAGGTTAGGAGAAAACACAGCAAGCCAGCTCCTACGCCAGAACAACGCAAGGAAATTGGCAAGATATTAAACGAAATCAAAAATTATGCAGGGCGGCGCAATGACAGTAGTAATAATAAATTGTATTACTCAGGCACAAAGCGCTGAAAGGACACAAAGTGACAACTCAATCAGCAGAGATTTCAATTACTGAAAGCGATATAAGGACAGCATTACAACAGAAGGTAAATCAGGTTACTAACCTTGAGTTACAACTGGCTACTCTTAGTAGAGTTCTTGGTGAAAGAGATAGTAGAATAGAAGAACTTGAGAAGCAGTTAGAGCAAGACGAACTGGAAGAGTAATATGCCTAAAGTAGGGAAGAAAAAATTCAAAACTGTTACTGCTGCCAAGAAGGCTGCCAAGAAAACTGGCAAAAAGATGGTTCGTACCAAGAAGCACTACTAAATTGAGGTGTAGGCATGGCAGTAATTCAGGGGCGTACCCGTAAGGAGATTCGCCAGTCTATAGGATATAACCTTGGAACTATCTACGTTAGTACAGCTACGGGAGGTAGTTCTTCTACTGTAGTAGATACAAGTCTGACCACTGTAATAGGTGGAGATGATGACCATATTGGCAAGTGGATTGTGTTTACGTCAGGGGCCTTGGATGGCACTATAGCCAGGATTACTGACTATGATGCATCTGAAGTGACACTTACGTTTCAACCTACCGCAGGTTCTTCTGCGTCCGGGCTTACGTATGAGTTGTGGGATGGAGATTATCCCCCGGCAAGAGTCCATGACTTTATAAACCAGTCTATTACTGAAGCCACGGGCTATACTTACGATATGGTTGAAGACCAGAGTCTACACAGTGACGGGTATACTCTCAGGTTTGATATTCCTACCGGGTTATCTATGATTCAGGATATTTACTATCGTGACAAGGTAGAGTTTACGCAATTACATGGATGCAATACGGCATTTGATGAACAGTCAACATTAGTTGTTACTACTTTAAATGGTGCAATAACAGATGCAAGTGCTACCACAGTAACAGTTACAAGTGCTTCATCACTCAGAGCAGAACAATTAATTATGGTTGGTTCGGAGAAGATGACCATTAGTAGTATTTCTTCTAACACATTAACAGTTGGTAGAGGAGCAGGGGGGACTACTGCTGCTACTCACTCTGACGGGGTAAGTGTATTACTGTTTCCAATTGTAATTACTGAGAGTAAGAAACAAGGCACTGGAAGTAATCAGTTTATAATCCCTGCAGGAGCATCGGCGGACCAGATTGTCACAGACTCTATTACCAGTAAAGATATATCAAAATATAATTATCTGGAAGGCTGGGTTAAAATCACAAGAAGTAGCGGAACAGCAACTTCTGCTGGTGATTTAAGTATTCTTTTAGATGACACAGCTAACTGTGCGTCTCCGTTAGAAACAGTGAATTTACCTGCGTTAACTGATGATACCTGGACATTTTTCAGGGTGGCCTTAACTAATCCTGAGTTAAACACAGCAATTATTTCTGTAGGTTTAAAATATGAT